CGAGAGCGCCAGCAACGTCCACGCCGACCGTGACCTGGATGGCCTGGCCGGCGGTCACCGCAACCGAAGCCGCAGCGGTGGTCGGACCCTGGTGCATCTGAGTACCGGTGGTGCCGAGCAGGTCACCAGCGTCCGCAGCCACGATGACCCACGGGGAACCCGAGGTCAGCGTCGACTTCGCACCGGGAGCCACGGAAGCGTTCACCGCAGAGAGGGTGACGCTGGCGGGGGTGCCCAGAGCGCCGGCATAGCCGTTGCCCGTGGTCCCACGCCCGTAGATCATCAGGCGCTCGTCGAGCAGCATGGTCGCGTACAGCAGCGCAGTGTTCGAGAGCGAACGAACGTCCTCGAAGCCCTGGCCCTGGTACTCGGCCTGCCACGACACGGAGTCACTGAGCGACGTGGTGACGTAGTTCAACGTCACGTCGTAACCCGCGTACGAGATGTACGGGCCACGCACGTACGAAAGCCCACCGGGGCCAGCGTTCGTGGTCGACTCAGTGATGCCCGGCTGGATGGTGGTCTGCCCACCAGTGCCGGTGCCAGTGAAGCCACTAATCACCTTGAACCGGCGACTCCCACCCTGACCCTTGACGCGGGGAATCGAGTTCCGCAGCGGGGTAGGACGAGGGGTCAGCAACTTCGCCGGAGCCTCAAGGTCGAACGGAAGAAGACCGGTCGACAGCGGGTTGGTGAGGGTCCACTCCTTAGAGACCGACTCCCAAGCAGCAGAGCCGAGCGTGGACTTGGCAACCTCAAGGTCACCAAGAGCCTTCTCGACCACGCCACGCGAGGTCGGGGGAGTGACGACCGCCGGGATTGGCGCGTGCTGCATGTTCGGGTCCTTCGCCCCGAACGTGGTGGCACCCGTCAGACCAGCAACGGTCGACTTGGTCATCTCTGCGATGAACTCCTCCCGACGCTCGACCATTTCCCGAGGGCTTTGGGCGTCGTCAAAGAGGTTCTTCGCAGGCGGAACGGCGTAAGCCATGTTCAGTAGTTCCTTTCCTGCTTAGGCCGAAACCGAAACGGCACTTCGGAGGCTCTTGGCCTTCTCGATGTAGCCCTTACGGAGGTCAGCGTCGGGGGTGTTGCGTGCGAGGTCTTCGTACCGAGCGATTTCGATCTCGGTCCGGTCACGCACCTCGCTCTTGGTCACGGCGTCCTGCGGACGGGTCCGCACGATGTCACTCGGAGCGGCAATCTGCTTGATTGCCTCGACTTCCTCGCGCAGAGCCTCAACCGCTGCCTTCAGGGACTCGCCCTGCTCAACAGCCTTCGTGAGTGCATCTTCGAGTGCCTTGGACACCGGAGCCTCGTCAGCAGCCTTGGCCGCATCGGTGCTACCGGGGTCGTCGTCTTCGTGATCCGCCTCGTCTTCCAAGTCCTCGTCCTCAGCCTTGGGATCCTTGGCGTTGGAGTCAGCGTGTTCATCCTTCGCCGAAGCGACGGAAGCCTTCTCGTCATCGAGCGCCTTGCCCTTGGCCGCGTCAGAAGCCGCAATGGTAGCGGCAACGGTCTCGGCGACAATGCGCGTCAGGTCCTGCTCGTCCATGTCGAGCACATCCTTTCCTGTGGTGGTGGTCGCCTTGGTGGCGCTTTCGATGAACTTGTCGGCGGCGGAGTCGCCGTCGACTTCATCATCTTTCTTACTGGCTGGATCGTCATCGCCCAGCACATTGTTCAGGTGATCACGGACCGTTGCGAGTGCAGCGACCGTCTTCCCTGAGAGCCGACGACCGGCCTTCTCCATGTCGTCGTCACCCTTCTTGGATTCCATGTCTTCATGGAACGCAAGTTGGGCCACGACAGCAAGAGCCTGGCTGATGTAGGTCAGCGCAGCGTTGGCTGAGCCGGTGTCGTAGATGTCATTACCCATTCCCGCAGCAACTTCAGCGGACTCACGCTGTCCGAACTGACGCATCAGTTCAGCAGCGCTCATCAGTGCAGTAGCAGCAGCGGTGGCGGTTTCGGCGTCCTTGGCTTCCCACGCAGGAGAGCCGGGAGTGATGTCTTCAATGGTTGGAGTGGGGTCGGCCTTTGCAGCGATGCCGAACTTCTCCGCCGCAGCCTTGATCTTCGGCATTGCGACTTCACCATGAGGAGACTGTGACGCACGAGAAAGAGCGTTGCGAACGTGAGCGGCGTCGTGGATGGGGAAGTGCCGCAGAGAGCGGGGAGTGGTCTTGCCCTCTTCATCCTTCTTGCCGCCGGACTCAATGTGAGCGAACGCCGAGTCGGGGAGATCGTTCACGTCAGCAGCCGACATGTCGGCCTTGTCGATCTTCTCTCGACCCATCGGGTCGCCCTCGGTGATCTGACCACTAAACCCGCTACGCGCACCTAACTCCGTAGGGTTCGTGCGAGCCTGGTCAGCACCAGTGCCTCCGCAGTCGGGGCAGTCCTTCCCATCGATGGAGCCATCGGTGATCCGACCTGAGCCACTGCACGTCGGGCAGTCCTCGGCAGGGGTGGGGCCAGAGCCGCTAGGAGCAACCCCCGCCTCAACGATGCTCTTCTCGGTGTCACCAATCTTGGGCATCTTGCCAGAGCCGAGACACTTTGGGCACTTCAGATGACCGTCTCGGATCTTCCCGGATCCCTCACACTGACTGCACTCTGGGCGCTCAGTGGACTTGATCAGCAGAAGCGGAAAACCATTGGCACCTGCTCGAACTCCGTCCACCCGAGTAGGCTCGAAGTCGGTCAGTTCAGTGATGGTTACTTCATCAGCCATTGCTAACCCCTCAGGTTGGCGACCGCAGCCGCGTCGGGCATGCGTCGCTTTGCTCGTCCTTGTGGGGAGACCCCACCGATCTTCCCGCTCTTGATGAGCGGCCACGTCTGCTCGTCCCAGATGATCCCAAGAAGCCAGTCGCCGGCCTTGATCACCTGCTGTGAGCCATCTGCAGCCGCAACTGACCAGTCAGGACCGCGGTAGATGTACGACTCGCACACCTCGCCCGATCCATCCGTACCGTCAGCGTGGTAGAGACCGACGCTCGGAGACTTCCGCAGGTAGGTCCAAGCAGCCTTCTCGACTGCCTCGGAAGAAGCAAAATCACGGAAGCCGTCTTGGGCGATTGCAACGTCGGGCTTGTTGGCTGGATAGGCAACGGTGAGCGTGTACCGCTGCTCATCGCTGGACTTCACGACAAGGCCGGCAGTCAACTCATCGTCGACAGCCTTTGAAGCGGTGTCGTCATCAGTCTCTACCGTCACGGTGATCTGGAACGTCTTGTCGATGCGAGCCATTACTCTCCTTGGTCGCTGTTGTCGCTCTGGTCGGACTGGTCACTCTGGTCGGACTGATCCGTCTCGATGACCGGGAGCATGACGCAGCGACATCTTGGGTGCAGGGGAGGGAGCGGGTCGTCACCGCCCACGTCGTAGGTTTCGCCTTCTTTGTCGAGGCAGTCTTCACAAGTGCGGTCGTCCTCTTCGGACATCCACTCCCATTGACCAATCCCGTTGGCGTCGTAGGTGTCCTCAGTGGTAGCGCTCATCGCACGAGCCGTCTCGGTTTCAGCGATCAAGAGCGACCGGGCGGGGTCGTCGAGGTAGTCATTCATGTCTTGGGCGATGCTCGTCACCGAGTCACCGTTACCAAGACCGGTAGCGAGTGTTTGCTCAAGACCAGCGAGGGTCGTGTCGTCAATGCCTTGGATGGAAATCCCGGCTTGGTCGAGCATGTCTTGAAGCCCGCCATACTGCGTTAGGTCTTGGGCTTGTGCCCAACCCGGCTCCCAATTCGACCAATCAACATCTGGAAGACCTTCAGCCATTTGTGCAGCCGGGCCAATCGCTTCTGCAGCAAGCATTGACCCCGACACGGCTGTGTCTCCAATCATAGAAGCGAGCAAAGTAGACACCTGCTCAGTACTTAGGCTCATATGATCCGCAATGGCTTGCTTGGCAATAGCCGAGAGTGCGGCGTTTGCGGGAGTGGCCTTGGCGAGTTCCTTCTCCACTGATGCACGAGCCTTCGCACCAGCCACCGCAGCGGTGATCCCGGTAGCGGACTTCGACATGGCTTTGCGAATGAGCGGGGCGTAGTGATTCACGATGCTGTCGTGCAATGCGTGAACTGGATGATCGGCCCACTTCACCGCACGAGGCTTGGCTTTGAACAGCGACTTCACGATGTACGGAGAATCCTCGGGATCTCCAACTACTGCGTGCAGGTCAAAAGAATCAGGACCGTCCATTGGAGTGTCGGGGTCGTAGTCAGGGTCGAGCCAACTGTCTCCATAAAAGCGCATACTGTCCATATCGGGATGGAGTTGGGCCATGACGGTACTTGCCACGCCGGCCATCGACGCAGGGTCAGTGGGGTCGACCTCAAGGTTTGGGATGGGAGGCACAGTGCCAACCCCCGCCACCATCTCGCCAGAGTCGATGTAGTCATTCATCGCCTTGAGCAACTTGGCATCAGTGCAGACGAGTTCCCCGTCAAAGGTGAACCCTACGCCAATCGTTTCGTCACCCTTCGAGGCGGTCATCTGCCACAGGAGAGATTGATCCATCAGCCTTGTGATCCTTTCCCAACGAGCAAGAGCACGCCGGTCATCATGTGTTGGAAGTCAGGGTCACCTTTCAGCGTGTTCGACCATGAACTCGCCGTCGAGACCGGGGTTTCCTTCATGCCTTGCAGACCAGTGGTGACAACCTCAGTGAAGTTCCCACCGTAGTCGCGGCGCCCGGTGTATGCACGGGTGAAGTTGTCGGGGTCACCCTTGCCACTACCCGCCCCCAAGGACTTCATGAGACCATTCGGACAACGGTCATTCAAGAAGGCGTTTTCCACGGTGGACAAACCGGGAATGGTGTTCTGCATGCGGTGACCGAACTCGTGCAGGGTGATGGACTGCGTCTCTCGAAGTGAACTCGGGCCAACACCCTTGACCACCAACTTGTCCCCATGCTCTTGGTAGTACCCCCCACCACCCTTGCTACGGAACTCAATGTTCGGACTGCTCTTTGTGGAGTTGGTGCGGTTGATCCAATCTGAGGGGAGGTGTGCGGTCACGTCACCCATGACCGCAGCCTTGAACGCAGCAGCGTCCGCCTTGCCCTGAGCAGTCTTGCCGAAGCCTTGAACCGAGAAGGACCCGGTCTGCAGTTCCCCACCAAGGGGACGCATCGCACCAATGGTGCCCCATAGAGCGTCGTGGTACGCGACCTGGGCGGCCTGGTTGTACTCGTTCACCGCAGTCTTGGCTCCATCGAGTGCGGTCCGAGTGCTCACGCACGCATCGCGGTGGGTGGCGCTGTCGTTCACGAACGACGTAGCAACGTCATGGGAGATCCCGTTCGCCACCAACGTCGAGATGGCCTGCTCGTTCGAGGGGAGTTCGCTCGGGCTTGGGCCTCGGTATCTACCAATGACGCTGTTCCACTGTCCGGTGGTCTCGTTCATCAGTGCAGCGTTCGTCGTCACGTCCAACTTGTCGCCCTGCAAGAGCCCAACCCCAGCGAGTGCGGCCTTGGTCTCGGGGCTCATGTCACTCACGTTGATGCGAGTCGACGGGTACTCCCCGATGGAGAAGCCCTGCTCAGTCATGGAGATGCGGTCGTTGCTCTGGAAGGACGGAGTGGCCAAGGACAAGCCCATGCTCGTGGAGTTCTGTAGACCGAACTGGAACGGCCGGCCAGCGTTCTCGACCGTGACCCGAGCAGCGACCTCTGGTGCGACCCCGCCTTCGATTAGTGCACGCTGGATGACCGGGGCGGCAGCGGCGGCGCGCTGAGTGCCAATCTCCTTCACCATCTGCGTGTAGCGCTCACCCATGTTGGCTTCCTTGGCAGCGCCGACTGCAGCCTCATATGCAGCCGTTGCTTCCTTGGTGCTCGGGGCCTCGCCAGCGGGCTTGGTGGAGTTGTACACCTGCTCGACGTGATCGGTCACTGCAGCGCCGAGGGAGCGGGAGATGGCGAGCCCTTCCTTGCCGGCCTCCTTCACCTGACCACGCAGACTCTCGATCTCTGCCTTGACCGCAGCACGCTCTTCGGGCGATCCCGTGTACTGCTGCTCCTGCAGTTCGGAGATCCGAGTCTTCATCCCTTCAGTCTTGGACATGACGGCGTCGTAGCGGGCCTGGTGCTCGTCGTAGGTGCGCTGCAGTTGGTCGGGAATCTTCGATCCTTCGACCTTCGGCTCGGGCTTCTGCTCCGGCTCAGGCTTTGGTGCAGGCTCGGGCTTGGTCGTGCCGTCGATTGGACCCTTGGATGGATCGAGCCACGTACAACCACCAACCGTTGCCCCACCTAAGAAGCGCTTGCCGTACTGGCGACCCATAGCGTTCGCGTGGTGGTAGGACTCCGCCACGATCTTGACGCTCTGCCCGTCCTTGTAGGTGATCTGGAAGACCCGGTTGCCCTTCTCGTGCGTCGCAGAGGAGATGGCGTGCGGGGAGGTGGCGTCGAGCAAGTGTTGGTCGCTGAAGTCGGATCCCTTCGGGTACACGAACTTGTCTTCAGCGGTGCCGCCAGACCCCCATCGACCATCAGGGCCACGGGGTTCGTCAGGGTTGAACCCCTTCGCCAGGTTGTCCACGAACCGGCCCAAGATGACAAGTGCCTTGTCGAGTTCAGTCGATGGGGTAATGATCTCGATGTCGTCAGCGCCCCAAACGAACTTGTCGCTCTTCCCGCCCCGAACCCGAGCACCCTTGCGAATGATCCCACTGTCGGTCGGGTCAGCACCGAGGTAGGTCACGTTGTAGACCATGTTGCCGTTGATCGTGCTCGTGCCATCGAGACGGAACTGCGACCGGGCACTCAGGATCATCTCGGTCTCTGAGCCGGCAGCCGTAAGTGCGCGGGACTTTTCTGGCATGGAGATGGCGACAACGACTCCACTTCCGCCACCAGAGAACCCCTTCGCAGTCTCATAGCGCATCGAGGTAGAGACGAACCCGCTGTCTCGGAAGATCTCGCCGGGCTGCAGGCTCTTCACGATTTGAGCGAAGTCATCCTTACTCCCACGGAACACCGTCACCGGCTGGTCGATGGTGCTCTTGTCGATGGCGTTCTGCAGTTCCCGAGCAGTGTTCATCGTCTGGTTGTTGTCGGTGATCTTTCCACCAGAGCGCAACTTGCCATTGACAGTGTCGTACCAAGAGCCGGTGTACTTCACCACCGCAGCGCGCTCGTCGCTGGTGAAGTTCCCCTTCTCCTTGTTCTCGTAACTGCTCCCGTAACTGCTAACGATCACGCCAGAACAATGTTGGGCCTGCCACTGGTAGGCAGTGGTCTTGTCCTTGTCCACCTGAGAATGAGATTGCGAAGTTGAGGAGGTCTGCCAAGAAGCGATCTTGCCGCCCTCGATGGAGACCGGAGGCATCGAAGCAATGTGCGCGGCGTGCTCCTGCTGCTTTTTCTCACTTTCACTGACCTTGGGCGCAGGGGTGTCGCTGAAGTCGGATCCCTTGGGGTAGCCGTAGATTTGGAGACCTTGGGACGCCAAGTGCTCCTTCGTGCTGTCGCCGTTGACCGTGTGCGTCAGCGCCGGCACAGCGTCAGCGGGCGTCTTGCCCCCTAGGTACTTCTGCCCCAACACGCCGAGCATGAGGTTGGCCTCATTGGCACTCGACGCAGCGATGTACAGCGGGTGCTTGAAGTACCCAACCGTCGAGGCGTACACCTGCAGACCGTTCGCACCGTTCTTGGCAGCCTGCAAGGTCGCATCCGACATGCGGCCAGCGAGCAGGTCGTTGGTCACCTCACTTGGCTTGGTGTACTCACTGGTGCTCTGGGTACTGGTGTCGGTCGAGGTCCCCCCAGAAGCCGAGTTGCCAGCCGGCACAGCGTTGGGGTTGCCGTTGATGTTGAGCCCCTTCTGCTTCAACTGGTAGCGCAGACCCAAACTTTGCTTCGAGGCGTTGGACGGATACAGCGTCGACACCTTGCCGTTGTTGAAGTACTTCTCCGACAGCAACCCCATCATGTAGTTCGCGTCGGACTTGTTCTGCGCGGCAATGCGGATCGGGTAGTCGAAGCCTTCGATCTTCCCAGTGAAGACCTTCTGTCCACTGCCGGGTGCTTGAGCGGCGACCAGTGCCTTATTCGACATGTGCTCCATGAGCGTCTTGTCGACCGGGTTCGGTTCTTGCGCGCCCTCGGGCTTCCCACCGATTGGCTCAGTCGATGCGCCCTCGGGCTTCCCACCAGTGGGCTCAGTCGATGCGCCCTCGGGCTTCGTCGCACCCTCCTGGTAAGCATTGAACTCACTGAAAGAAGCGGTCCCGCCAATCTGCAGACCAGCGGCCTGCAACTTCTCCTGCTGTGACAGACCGTTCGGGAGTGGCTTGCCGTTAGCAGGGTCGCACCACGCACACGACGCAACCTTCGCCCCGCCCATGAACTGCTTCCCCAACTGCCGGCCCATGGCATTGGCGTGGTGGAAGGACTCAGCGACCATGCGGATCTTGGTGCCGTCTTTGTAGGTGACCTCAAAGACGCGGTCGCCCTTCTTGTGGCTCGCACCCATGATGGCCTTGTCCGAGAGACGAGAGGCCAGCAATTCAGGAGTCACGTCGCCCAT